GCCGGAAGGCGTTGTCTCGACGCCGTCGAGCTCCTGGCCTATCCAGTAGGTACCGCGGTCTTCCTCCTCGAACGGGAATATCTTCCACGAGTTCCACTGGTTGGTGCCCGGTAACGCGTAGAACACGTACGGGCCGGTCGTCACGCCATTTCCGGACCAATACCCAACCGACGATATGTCGAATCTCACTGGATCGGTCACGTTCCACGTGTATGTCCCGGCGCACGGCGCGCCGTTGGTGCTGGTAACGACAAGCTCCATGGTCTTGCCTATCGTCTGCAGCAGCGCCCTGGCCTGATCGGTCGACATGAATCCGGAGAGCGGGTTGGTCCAGTCGCCGTCCTTGCGCAGGTATTCGTCGTCGTGCCACGCGTTCGTATCACCTCCGAGATTTTCAAGAGCATCTGTTACAAAGTCTGCATGGCTTCCAACTTCCCAGCCGTTGGTGTCGGCATCTGTTACAAAGTCTGCATGGCTTCCAACTTCCCAGCCGTTCGTATCGCTCTGTAGTACCCACGCCTCAAAAGCAGCGGTGTTCCAGCCATTCGTGTCGGAGTCTGTCACGAAATCAGCGTGAGAGCCTGTTTCCCAGCCGTTGGTGTCGGCATCTGTTATCCACGTCGATCCAGTGATATCACTAGCATCATGTTGATGATTAGTTAGAGCGTATGGCTCAAGCGCTGAATCAACAATATTGGTTACATCATCAAGAGTAGCAATATTTTCGGGGATGTTAGTGATGGCTGCTAGATAATGCGGATCATTAGTTGACACATAATCTGGGATTACTACGTTCGTTATAGATTGTCCCCCACCATCGAGATCATTTTGCAAAATAGCATTATTGATCGGTGTCGTGCCTGCTGCAAATGAAAGAGATGCTATGAAAAGTAATCCCAGTGAAAAAAATCGGTGTATTATATTATTCATTTTAATCCTATTTATACTCTGGCTATTAAGTACCAAGAACACAATATTCTAATTTGTAATCAGCAGAATCTGTGACGCCAGATAGATCAACCGTAAAACCGGTTTCGCTAACGTCCCGCGTTGTGGCAAAGATATTATGTGCATCAGCACTAGGCTTCCGTACAGATACAACCACTGCTATCGGAGGATTAGTCATAGCGGTATCGAACTCTACAGTGATTTCACTAACGCCACTTGGGATGTCAACCAAGGTTCCATTAAGAACAGCTCCAGCCAATGAGTTTAATATTGCATCAACTGCATTAATACGTGCTTCGTAGACTGATCGATCAACCTTCTGATTAAACTGTGATGCGGCCGTAGCTAAATGATCATTGAATATTGACACATCTAATTTAAGATTAAGCGCAGCATTCATAGCTGGATTATCGCTCACTACACCTGATAGATCGGCGAAACGTGTCGTTAAGAGCTGACCTCCAGCAGTATCTTCATCATCACCAATGCGAATACCGCGGGATCCATCAGAACGAATTTCAACAAATATCTCACCGTCGTTTGGGGTGAAACCAGAAATTTCTGCAGTTTCATACCGTCTAAATTGTAATATAGTAGCCATGTTTATTTTCCAGAGTTATAATAACCGGTCAATCTAGTACGATGATCGCGAGAAGCCCTCAGATCATCGTAGAAGCGACAGCTATTTGTCATTAGGGTTATCCTTTACCTTGTGCCAACCGACCTCGCCAGGACCTAATTTAAGGGCGTTGTAGATCGGCTGAAATATCCGAAGGCCGATATATTGTTTCCATCGTCTAATGCTGCCGATCGTTTCTTCTATCACTGGCCAGTTAGCTAGCATATTAACATACAACTCAGCAGCATCTTTAATCGAGATAGCAATATATTGCTCTTCAAGTGAATGAATGTAAGCTTTAAGAATAGTATCGTCATTAAAAGATTTGATATTACGAATCATAGATTCAGTAACTATATACACGCGTGAATGTAAGTTAGCTACATCATGAATTGCAGAAGCAGCAAGCAAACCTTCTTTAGTGCGATTTCCAATTGACCAACGTAGAAATTTACCAAGCAAAGTTTTAGCTGAAGGATATGAAGGACCATCCCATACATATCCAGGACAGCACACCCACATACGATTATGATCATCTACGTAAGCAAGGTGACTACGGAGTTCCCATCCGCGCTTAATACGTTCAGGACGATTGGGAGCATATACATCGACATGGTGGCACTTAATAGTTGGCGTTAGCCATTCACCTGTAAATTTATTTTTCTTGCTCATTGCATCTCCTAACTGATAGCGCCCAATGTTAGTCGCCAAACTATTTTTGCGTATTCGTCAGTACCTTTAGTAAATCTGTATTCTTCAGGAAGCACTGTTCGTGCAACCATGTATTCAGTATTATCAAACTCTGCCGTATTAGCAAAAAACAAACCAATCTCATTAACATCTTTCTCGATATATTCGTCCCCTTGGAAAATACTTTCGAAAGTTACGATGTTGGGCTCAATCGCCTGCACTGAACTTATAAATTTCGATTCAAGAGTAGGAGCAATAGATTCCATCGCTGTCATATCAAATGTGGTTGCTGTAACACCGGCGCCCAAAGCGATGAAGTCCGCTTGATAACGAAATGCCGCGGGAGTCCATGTATGTGAAAGGACCTTTAAACCGGTCTCTACAACCATGTTTTTAGACGTAAAAGATTCGATAATACTCTTATCACTTCTCATACGTGTTATCGACACGTTACCTTTAATTGCTATGTTGTTTTTTAGATTCATCTATAACCATATTTATAAGTGTCTTTAATGACGACTTAATTTCAGCAATATCATTTTCTATTTGATCAATTCTTGCCCGTTCCTTCGCGCGAAGTTGCTTGCCCCTGACCGCTGCCGCATATGCTGCTTTGTCTACACTTAAGATAGCACCATTGCGTCTATCTCTAACCAAATCGTTGTGGTCTTTGATCTTAACGAATTCTTCGGCACCCATTACAGACTCGCAATCGCCGTGAAGTTCTTGATCTTGCAGACCTTTGCCTTATTATTCGTCACGAATACAATCTTAATTGCAAACTCGGTGAAGAGACCAGAAGCATTAGCTACTACAGGATCCGTCACATTAGGATCGGGATTAGGCAGAACAAATTCCATCTCGTAGTAATCTGTTGGAACACTGCTAATAGGCGCTGACTTGACGTTTGTATCGCCTCCAACCGAATAGGTTGTCATACGGTACCAATCAATTTCAGACATATTTTTAGTGCCATCAGCGATAGTTTTACGACGAGCATATACTGCGATATCGCAATCTTCTGAAGGACGATGAACAGCAACGTTAACTCGAAGATCTTCAGACGCGTTGTTTAGAACAACGTGCTTAGTGATATATCGGGCAAGAGCATTACCACCACCAACGTATCCCGGGAAGTACTCACCAGCGTTAGTTGCAACAGTGAAATCCTTAAGGCGTTCAAATGTGCGCCCCTGAGAAGTAAAGGTTGTTCCTTCATCTCCTTCATCAGTGTCCTCTTCGCAAAGCTCTGCACCTTCTCCAGACAAATCGTCGTTGATAAGATTTGAGTAGAATATCACTGTGCCAGTTTCAAGATCAAGAACAGGAGATGTATCACGATCAAACGTAGTCATTCGAGCATCTACTGTGAAGTGACCAATACCTGCACCAGGAATCTCAGAATCCAATTGAACTTCTCCACCAGCAGGAATAACATGAGCTCCTTCTGCTTCAATCCGCGAACCAGTAGGCGTGCGGTGAGCAGCTTCAAGCGCAAGACGAGAGTAAGGGAATTCTTGCGCTTTCATCAGGATCTTAAATCCAGTGTGATCATATGCAGAGATCCCTTGATCATTACCTGTAGCAGAAGTCCAATCATCAATCAGACGAGGGTATGCTTGGTTATTATTTGGCAAGAACGTTGAGAACTTAACTTCATATGTTGCATTAGTTTCAAATATTGCTTTATGCAAGCGGCAAGTGAGGTTGCGGTATTGGTCAGGCGTCCACGTTGATTTGTTAAGCGACTTGAGCATCACACCAAATGAAGGATTATGAGTGACGATCTGGTTGCTATTCAAATCGAGTTCGCTAAGCACTGATGTCCAGACACGATATTCAGGAGAAGTGCTGAATATAATTACGGCATATTCTTCACCAGACTTCAGATAAACTGGATAATCAAACGTAAAGCGCGTTGGCTTCGTCATGATTCGTGTTTGTGTTGGATCTACCTCGCCATAGTTTCCACTGTATCCAGATGCACCACCATCGTCAGTGATGATCTGGCGGCCCGTGATAAAGCTTGCAGGGATATCCTTACCAAGTTTCGTTACCTCAGATCCTGGGACTATAGTTTGTGTAGGTATACCATTATCAGTAGGTACGATATAAATCGTGATAGGAACATTTCCATCATTTGGTTTTGACGCAAGGAAAATATCGATATCAGATAGGAACAACCCATTAGGATACTTGTCTCGTACAGTGAACGTTTGAGCAATAGGATCAAACTCATTAATAACTTGCAAGCTACTAGACGATGATGTACGAGTCTCAGACCAAACGTTTGTCTCCTGTCTAAACGTTCTTGCAGGTTCAATAACAGGAACTCGCACAGAAGATACAACTGACTGCTTCTCTTGGTTTAGACCGTTAGCAGTATACTTAGCTTGAGCGTGAGCATCTGACTCAGCATCATTGTTATATTCATTATCAATGAGCTTAAATGTACGCGTGCCAGTTTGGAAACGATGCTGACTATTATTTGGAATTGTGAAATAACCAATGATCTCACCATTAGCATCAGACTTCAATACACCGCGTGTACCACCCTGACTATTTGTCGTTGGAAGATCACTAGCAGTTTCTCCTGTATGCAGCTCAACATCGCTAGATGTACTTTGCTGAGGAGCAAGACTGTATACACTAATAGGATTACCATTGATCGAATCAGCTGTATTCAACTGTGTATTAGCGTAAGTTGTATATGAATTGCTTGAATCGGTTGGAATCATTGAGCAATATTGCGTCACGTTGACATCATCGAAGAAAGCATATAGTTTAGTATTAGGCTTTAATCCTCGAGCCTTAAAACTGATATCTCTTGATCGCATCCACGGGATGATATTCACATTAGCAACACGATCGCCAAAATCAATATGTTGAGTGTGTCCTTCTTCAACTGTCAAAAAGTCTTGAGCGAAGATTTGATTGTTCGTAAACTCAGTAGTTTGACTAGACCAGTTATTTGATTGTTGAACAGTCTGTATCCAATCACCATGCTGTACTGATGGATTAGGATTTCTACGTGTGAAAGTCCCCGTGCTACTACCACTTGATGATGCAGTAATAGCACTAGTTGTGACGTCGCTAACCAACGTTTCTTGAACGCCATACATATCAACGAGTTCATTCGCGAACGTGGTAAACCCATTAGTTATAGGCGACAAGTCAACGATATGATCAGGAATACGAGTAGTATCAACCCACTCATCCGAAGAAGGGCTAAGATGCAAGCGACCGGTCCAAGTCGTTACGCTATAAGGCTGAACACTTATTGTCGTCGAAGCTAAGAGATTTTCATATAGGATTTCTCTTTCACCGGCCCAAAGCATCATAACTTCGCCATTACAAAATCCTGGCCAGTCAGCACCGGTTGTCTTCGAGCTATTTGTCGTTTTAGGATTACCAAAGTCATCTAATACATATCCATCAATTGTGCTACCAGACTCGATGTAACGCGTGATTGCAGTTGGGAGAGGATTAATTGTCGTCACCGGAATCCATGAAGCACGAAGCTGCGGGTCATTTGCTGGAGGACATACCAAACCCGTGAAGCGAAGACGATTATCGTAAACCTTAAAACTCGGGCCCATGGTTTGCTTCTTCGTATTCACCGCGCATGCATAATCAGCATCAGCAGGATTACCGACAGTGTGACCAATGAATGAATCCACCATTGTGCCATTCTTGAAACGTTCAATGCCATCAGCCGAATTAAGATCCAAGATCTTTTTGTTCCCAGCTTCTTTTTCTAGAAGTGACAATGAGCTGTAATATTCAAGGTTACGAATACGACCTTCTAGTCGACCAATGTCCTTCATCGTATAGCGTGTGTTGTCAATGTATTCCTTATTAGCATCAGCCGCCGAGTAAGTGTAAGGCTTAACGTAAATGTTGTATAGATTCATACATGCTGAGCCGGCACCTTCAACAACGTGTGGCTGAGGCTCCATAGCTGGCATGCCCCTGCTTATAACATATTCACCAGAACTTGTCAGTGTAAGAATATCTGTACGGCCCATGTAGTTTACATATGACACTGCAATTGTGCTGTTAGGCGTTAACTTAACAGGCAAGCGATTCAACATTGTTGTTACAAATGTGTTAGTCTCAGCATCGTATGATCGATCGCGCTTCACACGGAAGTCGATATAATCAGTCATCGGGCGTCCCTGGAAGAATGGAATATCTTCAAAGGTAATAATTTCAGAAGGATAACTGTTAGCAGTGAAGTAATGTTTATCCGTCTCAGCAGCAGATGGATGCACGAAGTATTGGTATGTTGCTTCAACGTTAACCACACCTGGGATCGCTGTGCTTGGATCAAGATCTGAAACAATTTTAATAATAGGATTCTCGTAGAAATTATCGCCCTGGCCATCATACACTACGCGATAATCGAGAATCTCGCTTGTAACGCCTTCTTTATTAATGATCAGAGTGTCAAGTTTAACATCTTGATCTGGAAGTGTGCAGAGCTTTGTTTTCTCATTAACCTGTAAAGTAATACGGCCTTCTGTAGCAAGAGCACCCCGAGTCTCTAGCGACTTGATTCCAATCGCCAGATCTTCATCTGTCATATCATCTTCAATAACGATAGGTGCAAGGACCATGAGTGTATCGCCAATATCAACTATACCTTCAGCAAATGTGATAACCAAATCAGCACCGGAAAATTCAATATTGTTAATAGCAGTGATAGTGTTAACGAAGTTAGTATCCTTATAAACAACGATATCCAACGCGTTAATACCAGATTGGAATGGACGGGTACTAGCAGGAGGGCTTATTGTTACGACGTTGGCTACTGCAGCAGTTGAAGTAAATACCCTTTCAGCAACGTAACGTACCTTACTAATCGTCTTAATCGCTGGGGCCGGCATCGCAAATAATGATTTACTAGCCTTAGGATTCTTGATCATTTGATCAGTGATAAGATTACCACCAACAATCGAAGACTCAAGATATGGATAACTAAACCCAGGTGGTAGACTACCAGCATCAGCTGAATTGAAATCACCATAAACAAATAGACGCATCTTCAACATACCTTCTTGTTCAGAAACGTATGGCTTTGACTTAGGAATTTGATATTGATCTAAAGCACCTGGATCATAGATTTCATTAGCGGTTACTGTACCTCTAAATGAAATGCCACGAATGTACTTACCATATTCATCAGCGTTGAATATACTTGCAAGAGGAGTAACATCGGTCGCAGTAGGATCGACTAACACATCGATATAGTTTCCACGATTAAGTGAGAACGTTGTATCCTCAACTGCCCGCTGATGTTCAGCATCACGCGCTTTATCGAGAACAACTGTTCGTGTTCCACCAGCTTCAATGCGGAAACCATCAACATACGCAACAGCCGGATCAATTGAAATTGCAAGCTTCTCATTTAGGTACTCAACAAAGGCTCGAATATATCCGCCTGTTTCACTTTCTAAATCATCTACTTCATCAACCAAATTACCACCAATATCGAGAATCTGACTATTTCCACCTGGGGACTCAGCGAAGTCATTCTTAATTCCATTAGGATTATTCTGCAGGATAGTCTTCAATTCATAACAACCGCCATTACTACCGTCATTCAAATACTCAGATATACGAATTTTGAAAGGTGTTACTGAATAATTGCCACTCTCTTCACGTGTTCTTCGAGCTCTATCAGCATTAATGATTTCTGAAACACTCTGGCCGGCCGCATTAAGTTTTGCCCGTGAATCAAGAATTTCAAGAACGTTTAGGAACTGGATAGATGTATCAACTTCAGGATTAAATATCGGAGCAATGCCGGCGTTCTGCGCAAGTACTTCAGGATCGGCTGTATTCAACGCCAAAGTAAGTTTAATCGTATAACGATCTGCTCCTGGAGCTGAGTAGTTATATGCACCAGTGGCGTTATCCTTAAGAGTAGCGTCCTGTTCAGGTGTTGTAACTGATTCGTCAATGATCAGCGATACAAAACCATCAACTCTTTCCTGCTCATCAGGAATTATGTAATATTGTTCTTGTTTGAAGGTGTGAACAAAGCATCCCTTGATGAAGAAGACACCCTCTTCAACATCGATCGTGAATCCGTTACCTGTAACGCGGGTGCTAGCGTCAACTCCATCTACTGTCGTCGAGCAACGACCTAAAGCAACCCACGCAGCTTCGCCGAAGCCTTTACCTGAAGGGTTGCTATCAACATTATATTCGTCTGCAGCATTTACATACGCCTCGATTTGTGTAGCAGTATATTCATCATCTACATTCTCAACCACAGCCGCGATATCCTGACTTGTAACCGAGATGGGCGTAGAGTTCTCATCTGGCAGAACATCATTAGGAAAGAATAGAAGATCATGCAGTTTAAAGGTGCGTTGTACTTCGACAACGCCATCGTCATCACCTTCAGTAGAGTACTTATGCCAAATGCGATACTTACCATCAGTTAGTTTAGAGATCGAAAGGATCTCGGCCTTAAGGTCGACAACCATATTTGGAATAGCTTCAGTTCCAATGTTCTTACGTGTTTCGATAAACTGAATGGCCTCAGCATTCAGCAAAGCGTCTGATGTCAGAGGGTTATCTAATGTGGCGTCGATGTAATAAACGCCAGATCCTTGAATAGATGCTTCACCATTTAGAACTTGGCCGCCATACTTATTACTAATTTGTGACAAGCCCAACTGCGCAATCTGATTCTGGAGCATCGACTGCAGCTGATTTAGTTCGCGTGTTTGAACAGCCTTAGAAGGTTGGAAAAGAATACGATGGTAATTCTTTGTGAATGCATTCCGACCATTCGCATCTACTGTGTTAAAGTCATCAAAATAAGGTGCTCGGCTTAGTGAATTAATTAGTGAATCTGGCATATCGTTTGTTACCTATAGTGTTAATATGAAGTTGAACGTTTCAATTTGAGTGCTGCTCCGTTCAACTGCTTCCCTATTATTTATAAAGAGTAGTGTGCCGGATAAAGGTTGATACGTTGGTTTGATTATTTCTGTAACTTCTGGAGGGGATTCAATCGTTGGATCATTGAGCAAATAGATGTTTTCGCCAACTTCGAAATCGAGATAATTGGCGCCATTCATTGGTCGAATAACACGGATCGTATTTGTTTCATTGATGATGTCGACTATTCGAGCAATACCACCACTATTATCACCAACAATAAACTCATTAATAACGAACTTATCAAGATCAATCGGGTTCTTGCAGCGTAATGAAATCATGTTAGTTAATTCTGCGGATTGAGCAGGAATGTTTTCGTCGTCTTCACTGTCATATTCATTGACTGAAGTTATAATACCGACTGTTCTAAAACTATTGTCTACACTAAAGTTAAGGTTGTTTGCATCACCTTTCACTCGAACGTTCAGGATCACTGCCAAAGCATCCAATTCGACTTCAGGGTTAGACCCATGGCCGAATGGGGGTGATATCACAGGAGCTAATCTCGCCTCTGCTACCCAACCGGTAGTAACAGGGATAGCTGAAGCTTTTGTAAAATTAGTCCCAGCAGTCTCAATTCTGATCTTCTTTAACGAAGTATTTGCGGTATTAACTGAAGCATATGCTACAGCACTCGATTGAACTATCTGAGCGACGTCAGTAGTATAACCTGCGCCGGGACGCGTGATTCTGATAGCATCTAGAATTCCTTCATCGTTAACACGCGCAATGCCATACGCTGGAGTATATCCAGCATTGTTAATTGAAGACTCTTGACGAATTTTAATTGGGATCCATGTGTTTGCGCAAATGTGATAACCAGATCCCCAGTCATCAACAACAAACCCTTTGTCTGGATCAAAGTTAGTTGTGTTAGATGGATACAGATTATCAACTACACCATTGAGAGCATTGGAGCCCAATTCGTTTCCAATGTCAATCGCGCCGGTTCCTCCACTAACTTCTCTGATAGTTATAGAAGCAGACGCATTCACTTCGCCATTTCCATCAACGTAAATTGGAATTTCCGGCATAGGCGCAATAACACCATCAGGGTCTCTGAAACGTAATGAGAATCCTTCACCACCATACGTATCTAATCCACCAGTACTTAATACTGATACGATATCGATACGATCAACTGTACCAGGAATAGCAGATGCAATTGCTTGGGGATTATCACCTGCAGTAATATCAATAGGAATATAATCAGGTGTGTTAAACTTGCGAAGAGTAGACAAATCGATTGAGTACATAAACTGCCATGTATAACCATCATCATAAGTAGCTTTACCTGATGTGTGATTAGGTTCTTGACCTACGCCTGTCTGCTTAAACGCAATCTTACTAACACCCGCGTTAACCTCAACTTCGCTACCATTATCTAAGCAAAGATATATGTTATTGTTTGATGTAAATACAAAATTTGAATCAGCTTCACTGCCCGATAATGGAATAGTATTGGCGCTATATTCGTATTGTTTGTACTGCACTCCAGCTTCCCACATATGTTTTTTAAGACCCAATAGAATATCATTGGCTGTGATCTGCTTCAAGCCAATGATATTACTCTTGGTTGAAAGTTCCTGAAATACTGTCTGCGTTGGCGTGGTTGGCAGATCATTCGCATCACTCCAAGGGAATGGGTTGGCGTAAAAGAAATAGTATTCCAGCGCACCGCTGGTAATCTCTGTAAGGAAAGCCTTTACGACCTGATGACGCATCTGATCTAAAATGAAATTATATTGAATGTTTGAACTCATAACTTTATTTATACAGCCTCTCCATATATAATTGTCCAAGTACCAGATTCCGAGCGCTCCCATTTATATGTAAAGACGTCTGACGGTAATGTATCTGGCTGGCTTAAAAATCCAGAGGCCAAGACTGCCTGTGGTGTTGGATCAAGTACTAGCTCTTCGACACCAAGTGAGTCAATTGTATTCGACGACATAACTAATTCCTGTTCTGCCGCGGCAGTCGGACCAGCCAAAGTAAAGCTTAAAGCATATTCAATATCATCTTCAGGATCAGTAAAGACAAGAGCCCATTCAAACTTATTGCTAGCATAAGGATCTGTACCATATAATGGGCCGTCCTCACCAAGTTCAATTAATCCAACTTCGGATTTAAGAGGTAACGGTTTGCTTAATATAAGTTGCAGCATTTCATACACATAATCAGAATTATCAATCGCACCAACCAAGTCAGAACCAAGCTTGGCTGTCTCTGAGAAAATAGTACTAGCAAAAAACTTAAAACCTGCTGGGTGAATGAAGTCATCAATAAGATCTTCCCAAGCATTCATTGGATAATTACTTGTGATCTCATATGAGAAAATCTGGTAATAGAAAGAATCTTGTAAAACAGAAATTCCACTAGGACGATGAAGCTCATCTGTGTAAGATCCATTTGTTTCATATATCGTATTAAATGCAAATGCGAAAGTAGGTAGTCCGACACCGGGATCCGACTTAGAACTTTGTATCACCACATTAGCCAATGATCGGGGAAGCTTGCTGTAATCGAAATCTGGCAAGTCGCTGGCATCATACATATTATAATATTCAAAATCATGCAGGACGGTGTGGTCAAATTTCTGTTGTACTCTAACGATTGTCAGTCCATCGTCCGAACGCGTTGCATATACATCTACATTCAAACCCAGAAGAGTCGCAAGATAATTTGGGTTGTTGGTTAAAGGATACTGATACGCATCATCAGCATCGTCATAATTTTCAGGTGCAGTGTCAATATAATAACGATTAAGTCCATCAACAGCGATGACGCCGTTTAGATACATTTCAGTTACGCCACTCAACTTAATAGGATCATTTACAATCTCACCAACATAGTTAATGGACGCTGACACACCCGGATTCGTTAAATCTAATGAAGCAATCGCCCCGGTGTTAGGATCAATAGCTGAAACTCTGGCGTTAAATGAAACGTCTTCCTTACCTCCAAGATACACGCGATCGCCCAATGAATATCCAGCGCCTCCATCGTCTACAATAATCTTTGCTAACGAACGGGTGAGATAGCCATACGCAGTGCCGTCTTCAGTTTGGACTGGAAGATCATCACGGAATGCTTGGTAATTAGCATCTTTGTAGAACACCACATCGAAATAATATTGAGGGCCAAACACTTTTCTTTTTGCGCTTTTGATAGCAGCAGTGGCCGCGATATTACCAAACTGATCGTATTGAATAAGTGTGGAATTACTGAGTCGGGTTTCAGTACCATACGCAAGAATAATTCGTGCACGAATTTCGGTTTCCCACTTACCTTGGGAAGGCATCAAGACATGTTCCCAAGGCTTAAAGATTTCGATATCATCGTTAAAGAACATACGGAATAGGTACGCAATAGATTGCTCAGATCCGCGAGACGTATATGAATCAACAAGGCGTCTCAGTAGGAATGTTTTCTGAAGCCATGGACTAGTAGGAATTCCTGCTGCAACTTCTTTCCGAATTGCATTGATGTACGTATCGTCAAACACCTTGTCAAGATCGTGCTCTGCAATGATACGATTGATCGTATATGAAGGACCTTGCTCAGCATTCAAAAACCGATAATAGTCTTCTATAAATGATGTAAAGGTTTCAGCTCCCATTCGCATTTCGCGAGGGAGCTGTTCTCGTATTAATGATCCTTCAATATTCTGAACTGTCTTTTCTAATAGCATTGATTACTCTTGGAAACGAGGAATTGTGTTATATGTTCGATCGCCTGAATCATGATCAAACGTTCGATCTCTTTCACCTTGTATTGCAGTCAAATCCATTTTCACTGTTATCAACTGATCACGCACTGTAGCAATATCGTACGCATTAGGGATTGCACTGATCTGAATTTCTTGGGAATTCGAAGTTGGAATAGCTTCCATCAACATCTTACCGGTTGTCACGTTCAGTTTACCTATCGACTTAATGATCTTATGTTTAGCGCCATTACTAGTGCGAGTGAATACATACAGATTACGTTCAACTGGATTACCACTGATGTATTCATCAGCCAGTTCAAGCCATTGGTTATTGTACCGCCAGCGTGTGGATGTGATGTATGATTTGGCCTGATCAATTTGGCCGTAAAATCCCATATGAAAATCAAGTTCCTGAGGAGCAACTACAGTTGAAGATAATCGCATCATCTTGTGAACTTTAATACGGGCAAAGGAATTCACTATAGCATCATTTGTAGAATCAATTTCATCAAGGAATCGTGAGTAACGAAACACTTTATCAAATCCGCCCAAAACCTGTGTATTAAAAGCTGTTACTCTATTACGTACTTCAGTCTCTAACTGCGATGTACTAGCAGTTGTCAAAGCAGCGTTATATTTGAAATAGATATCGAATGAAAGATATATGTAATTTGTATCAACGATCTCAGGCGTAACTGTCACTACATTATTTGCACTAAGGTATGTTAGGATCTCTGCCTTCTGTTGATCGCTCAAGAACAACGCACCTTTTGGCTTTGCTGCTAAGAAAACTTTGCCGTAGACTGGCGGGTTATTCTTTTCGCCACCCCATACTGACACTGCTTCCAAATCCGGAATGTTCTTAAGGAGTAACGCTTCGTAATCGTTTATAGTAACAGCTCGCTTCTGAGCAATGAATGCTTGAGGCGCAATAGCTCTAATAACTTCAATGCCTTCGCGTTCATCACCACCATACGCTGGTTCAACTACTACGAGTTTAAGAAGGTCAGTACTCTGTGTTAATGTAGAACCTGCAGGCGCTCTACCGAATGTGAAATTACGGGCGCCATTTGCTTCTGCGCCTGACGATGTAAGATAGCTCAGTTCAACCATGTTTAAGTTAGCAAGTTTCTTACCAACAACGCCATTACCGAATGCGATCTGATAAAGGCCTTCGTAGTTTTCTGAAAGGAAGTATACCTTTGAATCACTATCGTAAGACGAGAAGTTCGCAGCGTCTAGATAAATCTCTGCGTCAAACACATTGCCGTGACCTTGCACTCTAACTTCTAACGTCGATGTGTCAATGTTCTTATCAGAAATCTTGAACACTTGATCTTGTACGCCGGAGTCAACCAAGAACTTCTCTTCAATAGGACGGCCCTGAACGATAACTACATTCGTAAATTCAAATCTCTCAGTCGTGTTATTGTAAATTGATTCATAATCTTCCTTGGTGGAGAAAGTATATCTAACACCATTGATCTGGGTACTAAACAACGTACCCTTTGGAAGAATCACTGTATCTATATTGTCTGCGCTGGTGCGGCGGGTGAATGTTAGATTAATAGTTGCTCTTGCACCTCGACGTGATCTTGGTGTATAGCCAAGCATCTTCGCGCGGGAAACTACATTAGATCTAATCTGAGCAGAATCAAGGAATGATTCGTTCATGGCCAGATGAGCATTCACTGCGTTGTAATGGGTGTTGTATGCCAACACATCAAGAAGATAGCTTAGGCCACTGCCTTCAAAATCCCAATCGCGGAAAGGTGATTCGTCGCGTGAAAAATAATTGATCATATTTTGCTTGATCGCGTCGAAATCTAATTCAGTTACTTTTAGTACGTTGGCCATATTATCTTAATCTCTTGAGTTGGAAGCTTACTTCAGCGCCGACATTTATATTTATCACGCGGAAAGCTATGGTTATATCATATGCGTTGCTGTCTGAGTTATCGACGACTTTCACTACAACATCAGATACCCGAGGTTCATATAATTTAATGACATCCTCAATCTCCGACTTAAGAGCAATTGCTGTGAAGGGTGTAACATTTTCAAAAAGGTACTCAGCAACGCGCCCGCCAAACTTAGGTTTGAATAATTTCTCTCCTCTACTTGTAAGGACAATATTCTTTATCGATTGCTTTACAGCGTTAACATCTTTTAGAGGAATGATGTCTGCAGTGTTTGGATGTACTAACATGTCTAGACTCAAGTCTGCATAGACTCGTTCGGTTGCAACTAGAGGTGATATATTTGTACTTGCCATAATGCTATTTATAACTCAAACTGCTGCTTGACTATACATAACCCAGATATTAACAGATCCACCAGTAGGAATACCGGCTGATCCACTTATGGTTACAGGAAAGTTGCTGGCGCTCGAACTAATACAAGCGTTCCCATCAATCGGTTGTGCATACACTTTATTTCCCGCCGCTACAGTTCCGGTTAAACTATAATTTGAAAAATAATTACTTATACTTAAAGTTAACGTGCTAGGTGCAGTAAAGCTCGTAGCAAGCTTAATAAAGATGGCTTGTATAAAGGCGTTAGAAGTAGTGCCATTTGTTGTGATAGGAAATAGTCCAATTGTACTTTGCCAACCGCCGCCAGCGTCCGCGCCGGTAATATCTGATGAATTTATTGTATACTTCTTCCAACGAGGTATAGAAGCTTCGGGGCCAGTTGGATCAACTAAATCTCCAACAACATCCCAAACAGCATTATTGTTATGCCTATATAATCTTTTGCCAATAAACGCCAAATGGTGAAAGGTGTTGTCAACAATTGTAAGCAAACTGCTATTAACAAAATCATACAGCTTGGCCTTGTGCGCAGCGCCAGCAGCTTGTTCAACCTTGTATACACCACCGCCCACGACAGTTATATCAGTTACACCCGCTGGGCTGGACGCCAGTGCTACTGATGTAACATAACCCGGATCGCCATCAACACCATCTGCGCCATTAGAAACAAACTGAATGGGTGCGGTCCATGTCAGCGTGGTGTCAATGCCTGTACCTATAACGCTTGCTATAGTATGAGATACCCAAATTGGATCTGTGCCGGCTGGTGTTTCAATAGTCCAATCAGATGGGGGTGTTAATGTACTTGTACTAAAATCGTATTGACCACCAGTTGGCGTTGCTGGAGCAGACGCGCTTCTCTGAAAAATACTAATTTGAAATGTGCTTAGACCATCGGTTCCATCAGTTCCATCAGTTCCTGCAGCGCCATCATCGCCTCGTAAATTTGCAATCGGTGAACCCCACTCGTTTGCAAGACTTTTCTTATATACGTCACGTGTTGATGTATCAAAATAGAAATCATTTGGTGAACCAACACCATTATCAGGTACAGTATTACCACTAAACCACGTAGCTCCATCTGTTCCGTCTGCACCATCTTGGCCATTCGTTCCATCTTGACCTGCGATATTTGCAATCGGTGAACCCCAAGTGCCAGAGACCTTTTCATATACATCGCCATTTGTTGTATTAAGATAAAGATCACCATCAAGACCAAGCGTATCATTTGGTGTAGTGCTTCCAGTAATCCACGTAGATCCATCTGTTCCGTCTGCTCCATCTTGGCCAGGAAGACCATCCTCTCCATCGTTACCATCGGTACCGCGCAAATCTCCAGTTGAAAATCCCAAGCCATCATCGCTCGTAAAAGTAACAATACCAGTTGCTGGATTATATGAACCGTTTGTCCAACCTAGCCCATCTGCTCCATCTTGTCCAGGAGCACCATCTTGTCCATCTTGTCCAGGAGCACCATCTTGTCCATCTTGTCCAGGAGCACCATCTTGTCCATCTTGTCCATCGGTGCCCGCGACACCTTGGATGCCTTGGCCGCCCTGAATGCCTTGAATTCCCTGAGGACCAGCTGGGCCTTGTGGTGGAAGTACAGAAATCTCAGAAGGGCCAATAGGAATAGGAACGCCCTTGATAACGAAAACCTTACTTTCGCAAATAGTCGTCTTACCAGGCGATGCAGCAATGGTATCAGTTTTTATCCCGCCGGTATTAAGAATTACGTTACCAGCAGTCGTCAAGGAATGATTCTTTCCTATCTGCACTGTTGAGTTTTCGCCAATAGTACTAGCAAAATCTTTACCGATTGTTTGAGTTAAACTCTTACCTGTAGTGTGATCGAAATTTCCATCAACCACTTCCTTACGATTACCTTTGACATGAATGAATTCATTGCCCATAACTAGCCGGTGGTAATCACCTTCAATCGTGAGCTTAGCATCGCCCTTGATATTAATCATTTGATCTTTAGCAACAATCCGATACTCATCTCCAACGATCACTACCGTTTCATCACCTTTAGGAGTCCACTCTCTATATGTACCTGACTTATGCATTGAAGAGATACGCTCATATCCAGGCGTAACATCATGCTCATCAACGTGCATCGTCTTCTTAGGATCTAAACCATAATCACCATCAAACTTCTTTTGCTTATTTGTGTCCTTATCATGTAGACCATCTGTCTCTTCAACGTCGGTATCAACTTCTTCAATCTCGACTTCACGTTCGTAGGCCCACACGTGATTCTTAGGATATTGCGGTTTAATAATCTCGTCAACAGGCGGAAGGGCCCAATCATCGTTCGCTAATGCAATTGGAGTCGGGCCCAATTTCCGATGCTCTTCTTTTTTCTTATATGAAAACGAATCCTTGAACTTATCATCCTTGTCAATTGCTTCTTCAGGAATATCTTGATCATCGACTTTAGACTCATATGGGTATTGCTTCTGAGGATCACTAAAACCAAATTCATAATTGACTGATCCAGTTTTAGAAGGTAAAGTGCCCATGATAATAGGATCTTGTGCAACAGCGCCATCTCTAAAGAACCCGACTACCCACGTCCCTCGCACAATACCAGTTGCTGATCGACCAACACCTGACGTTGATGCTGATGTAACAGGCATCATAACATGGGACCAAGGCAGTGCAGCTGTAGGAATAAATGATTTGTCTTCTGTATGATATCCAAAACAACGTACACGTACGCGTCCTCTTTGTTCCGGATCCATGATGTCTTCTACAACACCGGTAAACCATTCAAAATTTCCAGCCATCATATCTTCTGGTGGTATATCATTATTCATTATGCTTTCTCCAAACTATCGCGTTTCACTTTCACTTCTGTATAATATTCTTGGTTCTTAAATCTATGTATGGCGGATGTCACTAGGTAATTGCCTGAAAGGAATTCGTCTACAACACCCCCCGTTAGCATTGGATCGCCTGCTCGTGGGAATTGCAAATCAATAATCTTACCAGCATTCAATTCAAGATCGCCGAACAATGTAATGGTATGATGCAGAGTATTGAATACGCCAGGGTAGGCTCTCATCAATCCAAGCTTTTCGTATGTCCACTCAATATAGTTCTGAGTGTCCTTCTCGTATGCTTCTGAATTACGAGACAGGCAATTTAAGCACGCATAGAATTCTTCTTCTGGTTTCTCTTCATTCTTCTTTATCGTTGGACTTCCACTGCCTCCGCCTCCGCCACCAGTATGTTCGTTATGCTTAGGCTCTTTGAACAAATCGGATCCAAGCAAAGTCTTCTCTATTTTGAAATCGTCCTTGTATGTATAATACTCTTTGCCAAATGTTCTCGTGGCCAGGTCAACATGCTGGGTCTGTGATCCCCATGTACCCTGACTAATAGGTGTGAACTTTGAAAGTTTAAGACTAGAGGAGATCCCGATGATCTTGTGCTTCCGTTGATTGAAATCTGCAGGTGTTCCGGCTTCGGCAGTATACGTTCTGGAATCTGTATAGGGAGTCGAGTTATGGGGTGATCCTTTAACGAGTTTCGTATGGGATGTCAGCGTGCAATTATCTTCGCCATTCTCAATGCTCTGAAACAAATAATATGGTGCTCCTTCTTCAGGATCATGCATGCGTCTACGGAACCAATCCATCGCCTTCATCGGTGTTTGCATATTAATAATGCCTCGGCCGACAGCTTCACAGTCACCTTCGTAGTTTACTGTAAGCTCAAAAGCATCCTTGGCAATCTTTACTATCTGGTCCGAGATCTTTCCATCATATGCACGAGAGAGCTTCAGCATAGGATTCTTCCATACATGTTTACTCACACCTGTTACTGACCATGCCTGCATATGCTCGCGATTCGATGGCCGACCATATAGAGGATAGTCTGTCACATAGAATGTATGTTCGAATTCTTGGGATCCCCCCGACATCATTTGTCGTTTGATCTTGAGATATATCGTTTCCATTCCATATACTGGAAGGACTTCAATCAGGTCTGATTCATCGCTGAGACTCACGGTGCAGATAAGGGTAGGGCTATAGATACTTTCCGTAATCGTTATCTCTTGGACCTGGTATTGTACATCTACAGCCTTACCATCTTTATTGCAGATGGTAATTTCTTCGAGCTCATATGCTGCGGGAGTTAGAGCAACTCCATCCGGTGATATATTTTTTAGAATAGCCATGCTAGATAGTATTTATTAGAAACCCAATCGGCTTGTAGCCTTAAGCGTTTCGTAATACTTCTTGACGAATTTCTTAATTACATCGGGCTTCATGACCTTGATGGTTTCCTTAGCTTCGTTCTCTTCTCGCTCCCATTCGTAATAAGGGACAGGCGTTCCTGTTCCGATCTGAGAAATATCTCCGATAGTAATAGGTGTTCCCGCTTCAATGATCTCATCGGTCAAAGGATCCACGATATCAACCGTTGTTATAAAATGATGAGGCGCTAACATAGCTTCTTCGTACGCATGTTCAATTACAAACTTGGATGTGTTTATATCAAAGGCTTCACCCTCAAAGCTTACTGCCTTGACCGACTCGATCCATGCCGCATTATTCGCTTCCTCTTCAAGATATCTCTCGGTTGGGAAGCTCGCATATTTCGTAATAATCTTGATAGGCTCGGTTACAGCATTCTGAATCTTGGAATCTGTAGATAGGAATGAATTCCCCATTTGCATATCCAACGAGTTTCCACTTGAGTCTGGCACTTCTCCCAAGATATTCTCATTCATATGCAAAGCCAAAAGTAGATGACTATCTTCTTCCTCATCAAAGTAATCATACTGCAGCGTATTATCGATGACATATAGGCCACGACCCTGTCTCCATAGTTTAGATACCTCAACCTGAGTTACTTCCATATCCCATGCAACCAACTGGTCAATTTGAGTAGCAGGCAGGTTCAGAAGCATCGAGTTCGCTACGAGACCAACCGGACTAGCCGTAGGAATAGAATCTATCCAGTTAGCAGGTGCAGCACCTCCTGAAGTGATAGGAGTAACCTGAAGATTATTAACCCACAACCTTGGATTAATACCATCATGCGTCAGAACAACATGATTCCACAGATCCATTGACACAGTATTTTCTGCAGTCATGAAATACCAGTCGTAATATGGTGCTACCGCAGTTTGTTTTATAACTAGCACCTGGCCATTAGATCTGAAGAACATCTGAATCATATCAGCATCAAAGATATGACTATCATCGTAGTTCGCCGCATCTCCTCCGATAGTAATATACCGAGGGATCTCATTCATGAATTTCTCAGTGATGACCGTAAACTCAGCAAAATTTCCCGCGTCAGGATTTTTTTCGAGATTGTCATTTGACAAAATACTAGAAAACGATTTTGGCTTCATCCATAAGGCTATCGTACCCTTAGAACTTGAGGCAGTCGTTGTAAAGTTAGGAACGAGACCGCGACCATCATATACACCCGAAGAAGTATAAGGATAATACGTTGCTGAATCATCATCATCAAGAATATACTGCCCAATGTTTTCTGTATCATGTGCAATACTTAATCCATGGGGACCCCAGTCGGTAAGAGGATTCGAATCAGAGATATCGTAAGACGAGAAGTTATACAGGAACTCTAGACCTAATTGTCCTACGTCTGCGCAGAGAGCGCTTCCATTATTATAGAGGTACTGGATCATATTCTCATTATAGAACATATTGTAGATACCGAGCATACGATAAGATGCATAGGTCTCACGCCCGAAGGATACCGTATTAATTCCGGGATCTTCCGTAATCTGGTCGAGCCAAAAGAAAGTTCCGCCGGCAAGGAGATTATAAGTACCCACCGCTAGCCCGTCGATCCACAGTTGTGCTTTCGGAGTTTCATAACTAGCAGCTGTTAGCGCGATGTGATGCCATGACCCCGGTGATAGCAGGTACGCGCCTGTTGTGATTTCCCATTGCGTTGCCCCATCTGATTCTCCGTATATCACCGCGCCCAATTCCGTGATGGCGAATTGAATCTTTTGCATTTCAGCGCTTGCATTATTCTCAAATTCCATATTGAACTGGTACTTCTCGCCGGATACTGAAGCAGCGATAGGTTTCACCCAACACGATATAGTACTTGCGGTATGCGCTTGAGTATACTCTAGAATATTCGAAAGGTTCATGGGTTCATTGTCTTGCTCGACAAAGTAATCCGAATATGGCTGGCCGAGTCCATCTAGCTCTTGGAATAATGCATGGTCATTTGGATCAACCAGAGTAATAGGAGATGTGTTTAGTATACTTCCGATAAGATCCGAATATTGCGAGGTGCCTTCCGTATACTTGAAATGCATTACCATGTGGGCAACCATATCAGTATATGTAATGCCCGCGGTATATTCAGCCGAGTCCTGATATACTACCGAATCATAGTAGCGCTTCCGAATACCATACCAGTCCTTAGCACCTGCTTCCGTGCTAGTATCGGGCACATAATCCCATGAAGCAATATCACCAATGCTGACACGGCCGTTCGGAGTACTCCAATCGATACTAGGATCATCATTCCGAATCTCACCGCGATCGCTTCCAAGTATCTTAGCCGTTGTCCAATTGAATTGCGCTGATGTATATACTGAGTTGGAATCAATCCATGTTGCGGCAGAAGGGCTTCCGCCAAACGCCGAGATCATTTTGCCTACACTATTATTACTAATCAAGCCTGATCTAGTCATGAGTCTCGGCTGACTTCCGTCCTTGTTATTTCCAAGCGCAATCATGCACCATTCACCTGCATTCGGGTTATAAGGAAAGTCCATAGCATTATCCACCTGCCAGCAAGGGGTTATAACGTCTGTTATTGTATTCTTATACCACATAGCAGCGCGCAACACACCATATTCGATTCCAGATATAGGTTCACGATGTAACAAAGATACTTCAAGGTGTATAGTATTGCCTGAGCCGGCATCGCCTTCCATATACATCAGAGTAGTATAAGCAGCACCTGCCTGATTATTGTATGCTGGAATAGAATTGAAGTACACAGGGAAGGTAAGCATCTTCATCTCTGTATTATATGCTTCATCAATCAACGGGAGTATATTCACGTAAGCATCGGCATCATCACCCTTTTCGAATTCAATATAAGACACAGGCTTAGTAGGATTCGGCCCGTTCAGAATACTTTGAGCGCCTTGAGTGAACACCGCCTGATGTTGGGCAGCGTTTATAGTATAAGGTTGGAATAATAGCGAGCGCGATGGGAGCGGCCGATTCTGAATGTAACTTTGCTCTTCACCGGACTCCGAAGCGTACGGGTTATACAGAGAGAATTTAAAGTAGGCCGGGACTTCAGAAGTCTCTGCGAAAAGAAAAGGATCGCTAACATTCGAAAGCCATAGTTGAGTCCGATCAGCATCGTACCCTTTTACGTCAGCTCCTTGTGTCAGCCGCGAATCTGTATTAATTATGCCTCGTAGAAGATTCCCTGCAGCATCACAGCGATGTACTCTAAGATTCTTATACGCTAAGTCCATACCCGCCAATATATTACCAATTACCACAGTATTTGGTTCGCCATCCATTAAATCTATACGTAAATCGGAATACAGCATATCAATATTCCAATCTTGGATCAGCATGTCATTTATGTCTTCATTGAAAAACTGAGGAAAAACCGTAAAAATACCGTACTTATTATATTTCTCATCGGTGTACCTTTGAAGGGCATGCTGACTTCTAGGCCATTCGTCGATACCATTCTTTAGATGATCGTTGAGAATAAAGAAGGTCCAAGCATAGTCAGGTGTACCATACAAATCATATGATACTTGATCAGGACGTGCTCCATTCTCTATAGTATACTTCTGATAATTGATGTAGGAATTCAAGTACTTATCGTCTACATCAACGAAGCGATAGATGTCTTGATACTGTAGAATAGAAGATCCGATTTTTAGATCGACTGTTGGGAATTTTTCAAAGAATGTAGCCATGTTATTATACGTCCTTACGGGTTAGAGCGCGCGTCTCTTGCATAGTGATGGAGATCTCTGTCTCGACGGGAGACATATCCGTTTTGAACATCAGTGCACTTGGATTAAATGTGGTATTGAGGCCCGTGAGATAGCATTCATATATCTTAGGCAACCACTTATTTTCTCCGCCACCCGATGAGCTATTGACGAATTTGACATCCCATGTTGGAGGATAGCTTAATAGGATATTAGACCCGTCATCTTGTACGAATGGATAGATGGCCGAGCGAAGCAATTCATGGAGTGCTTTAATTTGATTTGTATCTCCAGGCGTTCTTCCTACTAAGGTGAAACCAAATGTAAATGAGCGCACGTTATTGCCTTCAAAGGTCGTATTGGTATTGGGATTCAATACTCTGCGATTGGATGCCATGGCGATCTCTGCTCCATTCTGAGGCAAAAGCTTTGCTGCAGAATTCTTGGTCAGATCGTTGATCTGCGCCTTTGCTACATCCAATACCATATTACCCCGGTCGGCATCTAATTTAATAGCTTGTGTGCCCATATCAATTGTCGAATACGAGCCTCCATCTTCGAATGATACACCTGCAGGAATTGGCAGGAAGATATCACCCTGGAGAGGATCGCCGCCCTGTGATGGTTTAATATGAAAATGCACAAAGGGACGGCCTGTTGGGGTGTTCCCTAGATTTTCTGGAATTACGATTGTGTTTGGCATACTTCTATTTACCCTCTGCGTGTATCTTTCCGTGTGTGTGTGTGTATAAATTATTTATATGACATATCATGGCAAATATAGAGTACAGCATGCTGAGAAATACAAAGGCGACCCTACAAAGGTTACTTATAGGTCCCTATGGGAACGTCAGGTCTTTCGTTGGTTGGATGCTAATTCAAAAGTAGTATGGTGGAATTCCGAAGAGCTCGTTATACCTTATTACTGTATGACAGACAAGAAGCAACATCGATATTTTGTTGATGTTCAGGTGCAATTCAACAAAGGTCCTATTCGTTGTATTGAGATCAAGCCCGCGGCGCAAACCATTAAGCCAGAGAAGAAGCAGGGCAAGAGACGATCACGTTATCTTCAAGAGGCGACGACATATGCTAAGAATTATTCCAAATGGATGACGGCGCGCGGCTATTGCGAGAAAAGAGGTTGGGTGTTTGAAATTTGGACAGAACATACATTAACTGCTCTGGGCATTCGTATTCTAAGGGCAGCGCATGTGAAGAAGAAGAAAACCAACCGTAATAATAAGCCGAACACTTTATAAAGGTGAGAGACCCTTCGATCATTGCTGCTATAAATAGAATATATGAAGAACTCGCTGCTGCAAAAATACATTGAGATGTTACGAAAAGAGGGAATGCAAACCCTCACAAAGAGAAGCCGTGATTGGTTCATCGATTTGGCAATGGGGGGAACGCTAAAAGGTAGCTTTAAGAAATTGGTAAACGATCCTAATGTAAAGACTCGTACTAATCCCATGATTGGTAAGATGTATTTCTTTAAATACGATCCAAAATACAAAACAACTTTGCCATATTACGACAGATACCCTCTGATCATCCTTGCAGACCGTCCTAAGAAGGGCAAGGGATTCTATGGCATGAACCTACATTACCTTTCACCATTAGATCGTGCCAAGCTTCTGGGTGCAATGTACCCTACTCTGTCAACCACTGGCAAAGAGTTAAAGCCTTCAACCCGTCTTAGAATTTCGTATGGTATTCTTAAGGCAGCATCGCGTTTTAGATTATTCAAGCCAACATTTAAGCGTTATTTACCTGACCATATTAAATCACAAATAGTCGAGATCCCAGCAGAATTCTGGGAGATCGCAATGTTTATGCCAACTCAGAAGTTTGTCGGAAGCACAGTATCTACAGTGTGGTCTGAAAGTAGAAAGAAGGGAAGATAATAATGGCCGTTTCATTAAATGCAATCATGTCCGAGATTAATTCGCGGGGTCTTCACTCATCTAACCGATATCGTCTAGAGATACCTCGTAAAGGCATGGGCCCCGATCTCGAAATGTTTGCTGAAGCAGTAAATATCCCAGGCATGCAGATAACGACCTTTGAATATCCGATGGACAACGTTAAATATCAGGTTAAGGTACCTAATGGCACGATTCTTGAGGATATTACAATCACCTTTATGCTTACCAATGACTTCAAGATCAAGAAATTCTTTGATGAATGGGTTACTGAGATCGTAACACCTGAATATTTGCTCAATTATTGCGATAAATACGAGCAGGATATTAAGGTTGAGGCACTTGATCAAACAGGAGCTGTTGTCTATACAGCCAAAATTATTGGAGCATATCCTATCACTGTCGCGTCTATACCATTATCGTATGGAGCACAAAACGAATACACCAAACTCGAAGTGACCTTAACAGCCATCACTGCGATATTTGAATAAATATAACTGAACACAGTTAACAACATAATGAGGAAATTATAATATGGCACTCCCAATACTACAAGTAACGAAATATAACACAGTAATCCCTTCAACCGGAAAGCGAGTTCAATATCGTTCATTCTTGATTAAAGAAGAAAAGATTCTGCTGATGGCCCAGGAGTCTGGTGAAAGTGAACAAGTCATCCAAGCATTGAAAGATGTGGTCAATGCATGCACATTTGAGAAGATCGATGTAGATGCCCTTACATCATACGATCTCGAACATCTCTTTATTCAATTGCGAATGAAGTCCGTTGGTGAAACCATTGATCTTCAGGCGAAGTGTCCTGAGTGTAAGTCAGTGAACCCTATGGTGGTTGATCTCAACGAGGTCACCATCAAGGGTGATGCTAACACTAATCCTAAGATTCAATTGACCGATGATGTTGGCATTATTGCCCGGCCTATTCCTGTTGCTGATATGGACGAGGTATCTGATAAGACAGAGGACTTCACCAAGATGATTGCTCTATGCATTGAGTCTGTGTATGATACGGAAAATGTTTACAAACGTAAGGATACATCAAAGGCTGAGCTTCTAGAATTCGTATCCTCACTTAACCACGATCAGTTGATGAAGATTGAAGCTTACATCTCAGCGCAGCCGAAGTTGACATACACAAACGAATTAAAATGCCACAAATGTGGCGCTGTTATTAAGGTGGAGCTGAACGGGCTACAAGATTTTTTTCAATAGCCCTTTCCCATAACAATATTGTCAATTATTATAAGACAAACTTTGCTTTGATGCAACACCATAAATACAGTTTGACTGAGCTAGACAATATGATACCTTGGGAAAGGGAAATCTACTTGTCTTTGCTCAATCAACACATTCAGGAAGAGAATGAAAGAGCTCGTAAAGAGCAAGCAAGAATGAGACGTTAGAAAGAGATAGCTATGGCTGAAAAGAAACAGAAGATGAATGGCCCTGATAATAAAAAGGTCAGAGTCGGCGATCTGCTTCAGAATAATGATACCATAGATGTCTCTAAGGATATGGGCGAGCTTAAGAAGGAACTTATTGCCCGTGTTAAAGCAAATCTTCCTAAGCGTTTCAAATTCAATCGCGATATTGACACCAGTACACTAATTGGTATTGATACAATTAACGCTGATGGCCTACTCCCTGAGATTACATCACTTCGTCGTAGCTTCCTAGCTAATTTAGAAGCGGCTCTTCCTAAGAAGTTTAACTTTGCTGATGAGATCGACATTTCTAAGTTGCTTGGTGAGAACGATAAAGATGGTTACGCCACAGCCTTTGCCTTTAGTTCAATGAAGCGAAAGCTGCTTGGCCGAATTAAGGACAGCCTTCCTGATGAATTTGATTTTGATAAGTCGGTAAATGTTGCAGGGTTACTTGGTACCAATGAGAAAGATCAAATTCTAACAGCAACGCGGTTCACCTCGTTGAAGTGGGACCTTCTAAAACGTATTCGTAAAGCGCTGCCTGACACATTTGAATTTGATAACATGGTGAAGATCACCGACCTATTGGGTGTTAATTCGAGCGATCAGATTCTAACAGCTATTGCATTCGCGAAGATGAAGAGTAAGCTGCTTAAGAAGATGGATGCATCTCTTCCTGATGAGTTCAATTGGAATGCTAATTTTTCCATTGGTGATTTGTTTGGTGTCAGTGAAAAAACCAATGCCATAGGCCAAATTCAATTAGCCCTACTTAGACAGTCAGTTATTAAGCAGGCCAAGGCTGCATTGAAGGCTGGCGCCAAATCTGGAGTCACTGGAGAGGCGCCAGAGGCACTTCAACAAGTAGCCGCAGATGTTAATGTGGATGGTCGTACTGAAGTGATTCAGGAGGCTCCTACAGTAAAAACTCCTGCCGCTCCAATTGTGAATGTAACTTCTCCTACTGCGGTTGAAACAACTGCTCCTGAAATTTCTGTCGAACCTACCGCACCTCAGACGATCATCAAAACATCACCTATTGAAGTGCCAGATGATCATCCAGGATTTCGTACTAACAAATTACTTGAACAAATCGTTAGCTTCTTTCAACGCAGCTCCCTACAAGATGTAGAGAACCAACGCGAACAAGATCGTCTATTCACAAACATTGCAGATAATCTTGAAGGTGCAGGCGCTGCGGGTGTTGCAACACCGGACAATGATAAGAATAGCAGCGGAGGCGGATTACTAAAAGGAATCGGTAAGAGCCTCAAAGGATTGGGCGCCGGCCTTAGTGGACTTGGTAAGGGCCTTGCTAATTTGGGCAAAGGAATCGGTAAGAGCCTTGGCGGAATTATTCAGGGTACATTCACTGGCCTTAGTAAGGGTCTTAGAGCTTTATCTGATCCAAAGTTATTAATTGGTGTTGCCGTTCTTGGTGCTTTAACTGGTGTGTTATGGCTTGCTAGCAAAGCATTTAAGCAATTTGGTAACATTAATTGGAAAGACGTCCTAATTGGTGTTGGTGTTCTAGCAGTGATGGGCGCTGGTCTTGCAGCCATCGGTGGCGCAGCTCCCATGATGCTGGTTGGTTCTATTGCGTTAATCGCCGTGGCTGCTGCGATTGGCATCGCTGGTTATGCATTTAAGCAATTTGCCGATATTGATTGGAAGGGTGTAGGCATTGGTCTTGGCATATTAGCAATGACAGCAGTGGTGACGGCAGCATTGGGTTCAGTAGCTGCATTAATGATTGCTGGCGCAGTAGGTGTCGCGGCTGTTGGTGCTGCTTTAATTCCTGCGGCTATTGCATTTGAAAAGTTCGGAGGCATCAGCTGGGGTGATGTTAAGACTGGTCTTAAAATATTAGGCATTGCTGCAATTGCAATGACAGCTTTTGGCCTTGCAGCGCCATTAGCTATCGTTGGAGCTGGAGCGATCGCAGCAGTCGGTGTTGCGCTTATACCTGCAGCAGCGGCATTTGAAATATTTGGCCGAGCTGCTGAGCTATTCCAAGGTGTATTTGAACGCTTAGTGCTATCCCTTGAACGTATTGGTAACATTAGCGGCGATGCCCTTAGTCAAGTCGCAGTTGGCATTAAGGCACTTGGTGGGGCATTGCTCGAATTCGCTGGAGGCACACTCCTAGCAGGATTGGTTGACTTCTTTACAAAGAATCCTTTCCGATACTTTGAACGTATTGGTGCTCAAGGAGAAGGCCTTGCGCTAGCAGCAAAATCTATTGTTGATCTGCGAGCAGCGTTGGATCTCTTTAATAGTAAGAATGACAAGAGTCTTCTATCGTTCTTTACGAAAGATACTGCTCAAAAAATTGGTAACTTCACAAAGAATCTTGCTAAGTCAATTGATCCTCGTGATATCCGCAAGACGACGTCTATGATTGACACGTTAGCTGATTCGTTCACAAATCTGTTGAACGTTATGCGGCAGGTTGGTGATGCGACGCTTGAAGGTCTATCAGGAAAGATTGCTATCCCAGGCGAATTCATTCTCCAAGGTGCTGCTGAAGGTGCTGCCCTAGCAGCCTCTGCTCCAGTTACGATCTATAACGAAGCGCCAAGTCGTAAAGCACGGGGCTCTGTCAATAATACTACGAACAATGTATCGTATAGTCAAAGTAATCATATTGATGATACGATGCAGAATGCCATCTATATAAACCGCTTCTAACTGCAGTTTTATGGTCTCCTGAGTCACTCCTGAAGCATCCGCCGTCTCCAGGCCGTATATTCCCCTTGGTGGCATAGAGAAATGATTCTGTGGACTGCCCGAGGTGCTCTCGAACCAAAAAAAGCGGCCCCTGAGATTACTCCCAGAGGCCGCATCCATACATGTGACTACAGATTAGTCGTCGTCTTCAGCCAATTTCTTGAAGAAGCCCATCATGCTATCGTCCCCAGCGTCAGCCGCATCCAATGATTCCACATCGTTGGAATCATCACCCATTGAAAGATTATCGTCATCATCAACAGCGTGATTAGGCTGAGCTTTTTGCGTTTTACCGACAGATGGCGTCCGCTGAGTCCGACCAGCCGTTGCGACTGGAGCCTGACCTGGGACACCCGCAGGACCGAAGACCTCGGCTAATTTCTTAGCCAATTCCTCATAGGTCTTATACTCAGCCGGATTTGAGAACTCTTCCAGTGAGAAGAAGTTTTCATACAACTTCTTGAGCTCGGCATCGGTACCCACCTTGCTTGGTGAGTCGAATTCAGACTTATCGTAATTGCGATAGCCCTCAACCTTGCGAATCTTCAACTTGAAGTTAGCACCTTCCCACAAATCGAATGGGTTTATCGGTGTTTCATCTTCAAAGGCAGGCTGCATGGCTTCCATGAGCTTATCAAAGATCTTCTTTCCAAACTTGAAGAGAAAAACCTTGCCTTCGTTGTCGGTATTGCCAGAGTCGCTGACAACCAAAACGTTTGCAACGTAATGGAGACGACGCTTCTGGTTCCGTGCCTGTTCCTTGTCAGCCTCGACGCCAGTATTCCAAAGATAAGAGTTCATCTCCATTACTGGGTCATGATCCTGTCCAATAGAACTCAAGGACTTTTCGAAATACCACTTACCCGTTGGGCCCTTGAAGCCATGATCCCACCACTGCGCCCAAGGCAGAGCATCTGCATCTTGCTGAGGGAGAAAGCGAAGAACAGCATAGCCATTGCCTGCTTTATCGAGGGTAGGTGTCCAGAAACGATCGTCTCCAGAAGACTTTGTAGCACCAGCCTGCTTTGCCGCGTCAAGCAGCTTATCAAGTTGGGATTTGCGAGTGGACTTTAGTGATTCGAATGACATATGTATTTCCTTATTTAGTGTGTTATTGTATTCGACGTTTTTGTTGTATAGTTCTATTTATACAAGATGTAGGTTCTACTATACCACATATGAGTGGTATTGTACACCGTTATTTTTAGAAGTAACGCTCTTCTCCATTGGACGTACGCCGCAGTCCTATTGGTATCTGCTCGCCGACTCCATTGGTCTTGACAAGCAATTGCCAACGTCCATTGAGTAGCAGTTTACGATACTTGTGAGGTAGAGCATTTAAAAACTCCATCTGCGCCTGCATTTTCTTCAGTCCGGTAATTTCTTCTTCACTCATCGGCGAACCGCTTTCAACTTCAGCTTTGATGAGCTCTCCTTTAGGAATAAATTCCTCGGTCATTGGCGGTGCAACGTCATCGATGATGACAAGATTCTGCCTCGGAGTCTCAACGGTTTGGTCTTCTGTAGTCATACTTCCCTTCTAGCGAAGTAATCCTTTATGATGCTTCGCATTTTCTTTTGGTTTATATGGGGCCCAACGAATGGAGTCGCTTTTAAAATACGATTCCTGACATCAGGCCACAATAGTCGATCTTCAATATGAGGATCTACAGCGTTGATGAAGTTAGTGACGCAATGGAAAGCAATGACGGTCTCAGCCATGATTTCACTCGCAAGGTATAGCTTCATTATTTCGGGCATATCGCCCTTGATTGGCGAAAGTAATTCATCCAATGTTTTATCAGGCATCTTGTTCAAATCTTGTTTGAATCGATAACTAAATGTTTGTGTACGTTTGATGAATTCAATGTATGGTTCTTCAGAGAGATCACCGGCCCATGTAGCATTACGGAAAAAGTAATTTACAAAGGCGTATGTTTTCATTTCATCTTCGTTGAATCGTCGTGCCAACTTCTCAAATAGAAACATGTTGCGTTGCCGCGAGAATATTTCTGGTGTCAACTGTTTTGTTTTGAAGTTAAATTTAAACGCATTGTAGGAGTCCGATTGGAAATGCATTTTTGTAGTAGTTGCAATTTGCCATGCTCGGTGTCCAGTCATTTCGTCTCATCTCCATAAGCGCATGGGGCACAAGTTATAGCTCTTTTGGCTCCAATAAATTGCTTCTTGCAATTGAAGCATACACATACGTAATCACCGGGCGCCCAGGTGCCCTTGTGTGGTCGAATGTCTTTCTTTGCATCCTCCCACCATGGTTTTACATTAGGCATTACATACACTCATCAATAAAAGTATTATGAACAGGTTTGCGAATATTTCGAAGGATGTTCATATTAATTGCATCCAATCGAAGTTTTTCTAGAAGTGGCCCCCTGATTAGAGGGGCTGCTTCTTCAGGTTCTAGTTCAAGCTCTTTACATACTTCAATTACGGCCTCTATCGTATTCATCTCTTCATAGCGAATATATTGAAGCACCTTGGTGATGAACGCAGCTTTCTTCTCACCTAGTCCCAACTCAAGCAATGCTTCAGCTTTTGTTTTAGCCGTATTTGACATTACGCCTTAACCTTAGTCCCTTTCAAACGCTTTTGCGATACCTTATTAGCAAACGCATTGAAGAACTCCAACACTGCCCTCGGATCCTGCTCAGTCCAGAGGCGGTAGTCATAGTTAGGATAGTACCCAACAATATTGGTGTCCTCAAAGGTATAAAGATCACATGTGTTCAGTCCCTTATGCAGAACTGCAACATCCATGACGCCATTTTCTTTGCGGAACATGATTGACGTCTTACCACGCCGGGTGTTAAAGATCCATCCGAAACCCAGGTCCTCACGGAAATTTGTGACCATGGTAAAACCACCGTTTGTGAGAATCTGAGTTATATCGCCTGTTCTGATGTCCATAGCTGCTGCTATCCTTAATTTTGCCGATAGAACATGTGATGTCCTATCGTTGTTGTTGTTATCATTGCACTCGCCCAATAAGGGTTCACACTGATCGTATGATAGTGAGTCGCCCCTCCTGTGAGATTTGTAGTTGGCCCATTAATAGATATCGCTACGGCAGTAGCAAACTTCGGATGAGCCATAGCCTTTTCCAAAAGCTCTTTACGCTTAGTGATGTTATTCCAACATGAAAATTGCTTCCGCCGCATGCATTCTTGTGCTGGGGTTCGGCCGGACTGTTGGGCGCGATTGCTGATGACTTCATATACAGCAGGCATCGCCTTGGTCGATCGTTCGCCCCCAGCTTCTAGAATTAGAGTTGCAGCGATTACGATGTCGTCGGAAATAGTGGACAGATCAAACGCAAATGATGTTGAACATATAAGCAGCATTGCTAGAATGAATGTATAACACTTCATACCTTCGTCCACATTGTCCATCTCCCTCTTGAAATATATTCGCGCCTACCGCAACCATCACACCATCTACGGTAAGAAACATCTCGCCAATACATCCACTTATGAAAACCAAACCGGCATAATATGTATTGTATAATCTGTTTCATTCTAGATCTAATATACCATAGTATGTTGTATTTGTACACCCTTATTTTTCTGAGAGCAATGTGTACATATTTGTGGCGGTTGACGTTGTGTACTGAAGAAACCACAGTATTGGCATGTCCGAGCGGCAGTGCGCTCAGCCATACTTATAGCGCCGTTGAAGATATCGATGACGCTTTTGACACTAAAGTTCTTGTAGGGTGTAATCAACATCGTGTCACCATTCTTAATCCACGTGTAACTGCCATCATCTTCAAGAATAAGCTTGGTCGGATCTACAGTGAAACCATTAGTGTGATACCGCAATCCGCCAAACTTCACTTTAATCTGTTGAACGATTATGTTGATGCCATAATTGTGACGTCGCTCTGATCTCATCAATTGCAAATCCAACAGAATAGGCCACCAACCAAATCCAACACATTCTGTTGGATCTATGTCACCTTCAAACAGCACCGACTTTATCCGTGCACGTAATATTTCTTCACACTGCATTAGCGAATAACCATGTCTTTGCAGCCTTAGCAACTGCAGAGCCTACTTCTTTCTTCTCGAGACCAGACGCCTGAATAACATCAGACTCTTCCTTAACGATATCTTCAAACACCCAACGGATGAATGTGCCAATGTCCTTCTGTGTGAAGGCCTCGGGATCGCCATTAGTGATCTCGTGCATACCCTGGTTACAACGGTTGTCCGTTACAACTGTAGTAACGAATTCCTTTATAGAATTCACCTTCTCAACATCAACTGCAGCGAGAGTTTTCACCTTAGATGTGCTATGCTTCTCACCCTTAACCTTAAACCAAAAGCGTGAATGATTCCATTTAGGCTCAACAGGCGTCCAGACAATTCCTTCACCAATGCCATTAGCACCAAAAAATGCTGACACTGGACATTTAGCTTCGACGAGCTTTGTAAGCTCAGCTAACTGATTCTGAATTTCCTCAGGATTGTTGAAGTCAATAGTTGACCAGAATGTAGCAAAACGCGTATTGCTGTAGATGCCAAGTTCTGGTAGGTCAATACATTCACGTTCAGACGGGCTAAGCCAACGATCGTTGTGCTTCACTGCGAAAATAACAAACATCTTATCAACCTGATTGAGTGCAACGCCCTTTTGGATACTGCCCCCGCACCATTCACCAAAGACGGCAACAACGTTGTGGCCTTCAACGGGCCAAAGGTCTGGGAGTGTCTTTTGTAGTTCGGCAAGCTTAGGTTCCATGAATGCAGCGAAGCCTGCATTGTCATCTTTCCATGAGATTATACGCTTCCGAGATTGGATATGGCACTCATCATTGATGAGATCAAACACTACTGCGGCGTTGGTTCCATGAAGCTTGACAGTGCCACGGTATGGAATAACAGGTTTAGGCTGAGTGTAATCAAGCACCTCATCGCCGTGAAACGTGGTACCGACGAATGCAGATGTCCGTTGGACTTCCTTAACTACATTACGAAACTGATTAATTTCTGGGAACTTAATGAATTCCATGATTCTCCTTATTTTCTCTTTCTATTAAATGCATGGTACTAATATACCATAGTATGCGGTATTTGTACAGGTTAATATGGTCTAGGGTTAAGCTCAATGATGTTGATATTACTTGCCTCGCTATAGTCACGACCTTCTCCAGCACAGATATAAGCTACCACTGCATGAGTGATCACTGGTTTATTACGAATATGCGTACACAATCCAGAAACGCAGCGCTCTAGAGACGCACCGGTGTCGATGAAGTCATCTAAGAAGATGTAATTGCCAAACTTACCCATGCTATTATCGCCGCTAATAACTCCACCATGGCCTCGGCTTTTACCAACATGGATGTGGCACAGATCCCTTTCAAGCCTGAGCATAACACCCGCTGCGAGAATTGTCCCGCTGGATCCAGTTGATACGAGACCGAGGATGTCATTCTCGGCAAGGATTAGCTTTACAGCTTTAACATAATAGGGAAGCACATTCTTAAGTGCGCGGGTTTCGTACAGAGTTGTTCCATAATCTATATGCATTGTGTCTTCCTTTGGTTATTCATTAACTACTGTATTATTATACTATAGTTGACAACAAATGTACACTATATTTTTTTCACTTGTCGTTAATCACATTACCGATGACTATAAAGCGTTTAGCTGTAATTGTATTGAGACCAATACCCGAAGCTGGATATTGCTTATTGCTGTTTTGAAACAGATGTAATTTATGATCTCTATCTGAACGACGAACAGTTCGCTGAGTGTTGCTATGATTATTCACCCGGCGTTCATATGGCGAACTCAAACATGCCTTTGTTTGTAAGACGTCACCTTCAAAAATCTCAGTTCCTTCTTTATCAAAGAATCCTGTAGATTCCTGAATAATGAATTCATCGGCGTTTAGCGCTTCAACGAGATATTGCTCAAGAAAATCCGGAATGGCCTTACGCGTGTCAGCCCAATATGCACGAAAATTAAAAATTCGGGATGTTTTCATGCCCCAGCGCTTTCGAACAAAACTTTATAATTGTCTGGGATTAGATCATTAGCGAGCAGCGTGCGATTAGGCCATTGCAATGCTCCTTTACGACCAGCTAGGCGTGGATAGTTGCTGCCCCAGCCATAATCTTCAACACCCAAGACAGTAATAACGAAGCCAGAATCACAACTGTACTTCTTTTCCTTCGACTTAATCGCAACGACCTTACCAAATTTCAAAGCAGCGGAGCGCCCCATTAAATGGGCATAGACAATGAAGTCTCCAACCCGTACGATATTGCCACCTTTATCTAAGTAACTTTCTAGTTGCATATCATTTTTCGCCATTTTGTATTTCCTTTATGTGTTTGCATGCTTTCTTGCGAAATTTGTATTGAGCACACGTGCATGTGTAATTTCCGCTGCCAAGATTATTGACAGTATAGACATCACCTTTTGATCCTGTGACTTCCCATTGAGTTGTAATTTCATCTTGAGCAACCCCATCAATTGACGCAATGTTCTTTCGCTGCACCAATTCAATAACAGATGATTGACCATCTAACCGCATTACACGATAATAGTGATCGGAATCAAACCCAGGAAGTTCACGCCAGGGAAGGGTAATTCCAGGAAATGCTTCACCTACTCGCTTAACATATGGTGTGATCACGTCCTTAGTGACAAAGATATGTAGATCAGAGAGTGTAACTCCCTCTAAATATATGGTTTGCTCAGTTATAAGCTTATCACAAAGTTGTTGGCGACTCCTTTTCATCATACATTCAAATTGCTTTCATCTATAGCGCCTTCAATGCACTGTAAAGTCGTCGGATCGTACTTTTGACCAAGGCCTGGCCCAATACCCATCCCACACTTCTCAAAACATGTAGGACACATCAATGCCCAGGGTCCTGCAATAGTTTTGCCATCGACGAAAAACTCGACGATATGGGGCTTCAGCGGCCCATCACATATATCGCATAGTTCATGCTCACTTAGCCACTTGCCCATTGTATCTCCTTCACTTACTCATTAATAACATCAACACCAAAAATAGAGGGGCTGCTGCCGGCTTGTAACGGCGAGTTAAAAAGACCCGAACCCCCAAGGTCTACCCGCTTGATATCGTGCACTTTACTGCATCAACGTGAATCAGAAGCCCCACTGTTACAAGAGGGTTGAGCAAAGCTGTAATAGGATTCGAACCTATATCTGTCCGGACAAACTGTCCGCTGTGATTACCATTACACCACACCGCTCATCGCGCCTTGAAGCTTGCTGGCTTCGCTGGCTGATGTCTTCCTGCTTCGGTATTTCTGGGCAGCAACCCTTACTCTCACCTCAGCGCTTCTTCTCACATCAAATTTCAAAGATCAATTGCTTGATAAAACCATTATACACCAGCTTTTTTAGCATGTACACCATTATATTCAATTATTTTCACCTGAAAAGCTAAGTCGGGCTCGATTAAGGACTTATGCTGAAAAATAGTTTTCGTGATGGTCCGAAAACGGTTGTAGAGATGGTAGAGATGGCTCCCACGTGGTAGGAAGCCTCTCCACGTATTACGTACAGGCTGGCTCCTGAGTCACTCTAGAATGCATTGGACTCTCGGGTGTATGTTTACCCTCGTAAAACTGCAGAAACACTCCTGAATGCATCTCTAATCACGGAGCCCGATATCCGGACGACTTGGGAGACGACCCGAAACTTATTGACAATCTACAGCGGAATAGCTCCACCGAATTGTTCTACAATGTGTTTATTCATATGACACATAGCTTCAATGATAGTGGGATTATATATACCACGACCTAGGCGCATCACCTTACCCATTGCATATTTTATACATTGATCATATGAATCATAGCTTTCCATATTATGTATCATGCAATAACCAACCATGCTATCATGGATTACAGTAGCAATATCTATGATACTATATCTGTTAAACGATTCTTCAGACATTTAAGTTCCTTTAGAAAATGGTGGGTGCCGAAGGAATAACCATCCAATGAGTTAGCGTATCTCCCAGCCAGCACTCGTCTCTTCCCTCGTCTCTCCAAAACCATTCACGCGTATCGGCCTCATACCAGACAATCCTAGCGCGATAACCATCCCACCCCATTACTTCGTCTGCGTTGGGCGGGAGTCGTTCGCAGCAAGGCACCCAACAATCACTTTGACCCGTACAGGAGGAAGTCGGTTTAGGTGGTGGCGGTGGCAGTTTGTTTTTCTCTGGCGCGTAGCTTCCGTATATCTCTAATTTCATTTCACATTCAACGCTAATACCATATCCTCTCGGATCTCTTCAGCAGCTTCCCGTCGAGCCTGCTTCTTCCAATAACGCCGGGTCTTCTGCTTACCGACTGAACGAATAACGTGGCCGGATCGAGTGGCCAGACCATAATGCCGAATATCTTCAACATCGGGCCATTCAACACCATCTTCCCGCGGGATACCATATGCTTTCATAACTTCATTCTCCTAGAATGTGGCGGTGGCAGCCGTAATCTTCTTCCCGAGCAGAGCGCTCAGGCCTTCATTCACAGCGTTGGCCATGGCTTGGTTCATATCACCAAACCCATACTGCCGGTGCTTTTCATTTGCCACAGCGATCGCCTCGGCCTTCCGTAGACGGAAGCGATATTCACCCAACGATTCACCTTCTAACATCTTCATATCCGTGACGCATCCTGTATTAGTACGTTCCCAATTACAGCCAGCACCTTCAGCACTGTTTGCCCGATCTCTCTGCTTTGTTCGTTCATTATATTACTTCCTCTGATATTATTATAAACCAGTTTCTGCAGCTTGTACACCATTATTTTCATTTATTTTCGGCTAAAAAGCTAAGGTCCAGCTTATCAAGCACTTATGCTGAAAAATAGTTTGTGGGCAGTAATAACGATGGTAGAGTAGATGTGTAAGTGGTTGATACGCGGATGGCTCCTGAGTCACTCTTCAGGCCATTTTGCCCTTTTTGAAGGTAAATATACATCCTACGACTCAAAATGCTCTCAGGAGTGATTCCGGACTGCAGATTTGACTGTAGAGAGATTCTTAAGCTAGCATGCTAAAACACCAACGATAACCACGATCATGTGGGCCTTTATCGGTCGTGCCGGCAGGATTAAATATACAACCATCGTTACGAAACATGCTCACATAATATTCATATGGTTCTACACGGCGAGGCTAACGAAATTTGAGGGGTGGGATAAAGCCGTTAAGTTGATCTTTACGCGAGAAACGGATGGCTGATATGCATGTGCTAATAATATTTTGATGATAGTTAATCTTTTCATGCTCTAATAAACAGTAGTGTTGTTGTATACATTATCTCGTCATCCTTTATGTTTTGAATCTAACATTGAGAAGATCACACCCAAAAGTGGTATCTCCTGCACTTGGCGCAGGATTGACCTATAGGCACACCATGTTGACATTGACCAGAGTATGGCCGATCAATAGCGTCCTTCTCCAAGGGTGCATCCACCTTTTGAGGCGGTGAACTTTGCTCGGCCGCTGTTTGGATAATAGCCCTAAGCCGAACAATTTCAGCATTGGCTTCTGCAACAATCTTATCATAGTATTCTGTAGAGACGGTGTTGAGCTCAAGCAGTTGATAGTCGTGATAACTGACGTACGTACCATTCAGATTATCAACAAACATACACGCTCTGCTGTCGTCCACGGGATCCACATGTGGATCGTATCTTAATACCATAACGTCGATATCACTCATAATAATTTCCTATTCTTAACTTCATAGAATTATTATACCATGGTTTGTCAAATTTGTACACCGTTATTTTTATAGGCATTGAGATACCCCTCGACAATGAAGTATTCCTTTGAGAGTGTCCCATCCGTAAAGTAGTTGAATGAATTGACGGATGTTTCGACTGTCCTCCAAAAGTTTACTTCCTTGCCGTAGATATTGAACACTTCAGCGCTATAAAAATCAGCAATCTTTTTATGTGTCTTTATGAACTCGGTATAGAAGCTTTCATACAGGTCGATATCCTGCTGCAACTCTTCTTGACGAGTGTCTGTAGAGATCCGACGAACATGAATGTATTTGACGTTATCGAATTTAGAAATATACTTCACCAACTCATCAAACTCAACGACGTTATAACGGTTCAGTACAATAGAGACACGTACGTTATCTCCGCTCCTGGGTATAATATAATCCCAATCAGGTATATCACTTCGACCCATAATCTTTTTGTTAGTCTCGGGATTCAGACTGTGAATGGAATACCCAATCTCATCCTGCATTAGATCGATGAGGCACATCTTCTCCTGCGCTAAATATCCATTCGTTCGAACACCAACTGTAAAGCCATAGTGTTGAAGGTGGATCAACAAAGACCTAAGATGCTCGGACTTATATTGTAGTCCGTCAGCAGTCTGACCGGTGAGATATAATTTCGTTATGCCGTTCTTAGCACACTCTGACAGAAACTCATTGAAGTTTTTCCATTGCGTCCATGGGACATCCAATTGGTTCTTCCCTGCGAGCTCATTACAGATATCCTTGCCGAGGCAAAAGTAGCAATTTGCATTGCATTGGCCCAGTAGGTTAATGTTTGCAAACGTTGGCGCTTTACGATTTCGATTCTTTTTGATTTCAATTTTCATATTAGTGCTTATATAAAGTGTAGAATGAATTCTTCGTCTTAAAACGAATATGATCGTTAGTAATTTCTAAGATCTCTGTGATTACCGTTGTGCACCACCAGTCCCTAGATGAAAACATCCCACCTGTAACTGTACCAATATATAATCCGAATCCCAAAAGCGATTCGGGATTTCCATCCCAACTATGCATACTATCGCTCAGGTTCGCTGGTATAAGATTTAAGACAGAACCATAGTGTCCTTCGCCATCGCGATCTCTAACTAATCTTGCCATCACTCATCTCTTTCAATATTTCGTATAGTGATTTAACTTCAAAAAGTAAGAACAATTCGTGAGGCTTCACTCCCGGATGTTTCGACGATAGATACGTATTAGCATTACGCTTTCGAGTAAAACACAGTTCAGGATATACCAGCTTTTGTGTTGTTCGATTAACAATTAACCATTTATCCTTTGTGCACACTTTCATTTTACGAGACCCGTTGTGTATAGTTGTAGTAGAGAGTCACTCCAATAGCCCACATGACACTGATGACCGGATTAATGTATATACACACCAACATCATGGCGAGTGTCTCAGGAGTGAACTGGAGAGCCGCCGTAGCGATTCGATATGCGAGTAATTGCAGCTTATTCATGTTTTTCTTTCTGTTGTTTGTAGATTACCAGGATTCAGAGACCATGGGTTCTTTGCCTAAGGCGTTCGTTATGTCAGCCAATAATTCGTATACGATACCACGATCAATGGGGATTCGTTCATGAGCCTCATTAATTGTCCACGCTTCTTTAGGTGTAATCACATGCAGCACACTATGAATTGTAGCGCTGAAGCACTTGGGAGTGTCTGAATAGATATCCATTACAGAGCCGCCTTCTTCTGATTAATGTGGTAACATGCCGGAACCATCTGCTCAAGAGAGCGGAAGAATGCTGACGCAGTATCTCCATTGGCGATGCATTTCTGCATGCGTTCCACGATCTGGCGAGTTGTCATTTTCTTGGTCTTCATAGTTTTCTCCTACAGGTTAAACGCTTTCTTCAGCGCCGCTATTATTTCAATAGCTTTTTCTTTATCAACGTCAACAGACGTCTCAGTATCAGAACTGTAATGATCACATGCGTGTTCAGTGAATTCAAAATATGCATGATTATCGAAACGTTCCCAAATATCAATTGACAGTTTCAGTGTGCTTCCAATATCGACTTCGTTTTGTTCATTGGTCATATTGACCTCCGTTTTGCAGCATTGATAACTGCGGTAATTCTGTGGCGGCCGATCGGATTTGCCGAGTGGCAAAATGTTCCATCCTTGGGCCAGACATTATTCTCTTCCATCCAACATGCTACGATATAGCCCGTGTCATCGCCGCCGAGGTCATGGTCAAGTGAGCACTCAATAACATTCTGTGTTTTGAGAATCTCAATTGCCTCAGCGCTAGTCTTAGCGACAACCCAATCCCGAAGTCCAGAAAACACTGGATTGCGGATATCATCCACGTATAGCCGTATTGGAGCTGTATTAGTTTTATTAACTTTAAAATTCATAGAATTATTATACCACACTTTCTAAATTCTGTACACCATTATTTTAACTCTACAGAAAGGCGTCAAATACGCGATTTAGAGTTGTCGTCGCTTGATCCTGATCGCGATCACAACTAAGGATCTCAAAATCGGGATACATGTCTACGTCCTCGCCATCCCGGCGCCAACCTTTAAGCAGGTGAGCAGCTGCTGATTTGTGACCGGCGAAATAATCCTCTGCAGCCGAGACTGCACCATTGATGCTATACGTCAGAACGCTGTGCTCGAGCCAACGACATCCTGTCGTAGTTTCATGAAAGAAGATAACCTCGATGTTATTCGGTTCTGATAGTACGCTCATTATATGCTCCTGATTTCGCGAATAATGCCCTGGAAGTGCCACATAAAACGACGATCCTTTTTATATGCTAGGACATGTAGCATGGTCCGCCCGAATCTTGACGATGCGAATTGTAATTGGCGATCGATACTCATGTTACGACTTCTTTACTTCTTCAGCCATACGCCGGGCATTCCGATGGATCTTGTTGGCCAAGGCCCGATCTTCCTGGGCCATCTTGTCAAGCTGCTTCTTCCATTGATTCGTCTTCATACTGTATCCCTTTGCTGTTACCGTTATTCCTCTGATATCATTATAAACCAGTTCTCAGTAAAAGTACACCATTATTTTTCAGTTTTTAGCACTTTTTTGTTAAGTAGGGCTCCAGAAGGGACTTACACAATCACTTATTTTCGCGAAAAAAGGCCCTCAAGTGGTCCTGAATGAACACTGCATCTAAAATAGGGTTAAATTACACTAAATCAGGTACTTATGCATTCAGGACCACTTGAGGGCCTCGATTTGCCGTCAAATCGGTAGTTGTAGTTGTAGTTGTGGTTGTGGTAGGCTTAGTGGGAGTCGAACCCACGACCTGCAGAGTAGGAATCTGCTGCTCTGTCCTCTGAGCTATAAGCCTATAACGTGTTTACATCGTCATTAGTTGCTGTATTCATCGCCAAAATCCTCCAAACAGTTCTTCAAAACCAGTAGGATATGCCGGAGCTTTCGTGTGTTCAGAACTCTTACTTGTATCCCATACCACCTCAACGAGTCGCTTCAGTTGAGATACCGGTAGTGACACACGTCCCTTGCCGATCAACTTATTTTGATCAGCAATATAATTCCACATCTGTTGTTTGTTCGTTATCATAATAAAATGGTCGGAGTAGAGGGATTCGAACCCCCGGCCCTCGCGTCCCAAACGCGATGCGCTAACCAGACTGCGCTATACTCCGTAAAAAGGTGAGGGCCCCGAAGGGAAGAGCAATTGAATATGGGGATTCGAACCTCATGATTCCAGCTAAACGCTGGTGTCTTGCCAATTAGACGAATTCATTACCTGTTTTTTAACATTGCCGTGTTACGTCACGGGTATCTCTTAAGGACAAACTATCAGGGCGGCAACCCTTACACGTTCCTCCAACCACTCAAAAATCAACATTTACCGGATGACCCCTAATCCATCGTCTCCGATATCGACCTCATCTCTTGGCCCTACCACTGTTCTGTTATAATATTTATATATCAAATTGGCTCGGATTATATTATTTTACATGGTAACCCGAGAAGACCCATGAACTTTTAGGATGATCTTTCTGCAACTTTCGCGATTGGACCTGTTCGTACTCGTTCATCCTTGTTGCAACACAGCTTGTTCGCTGTAAGATTAATCTTCGATTGTACACCATCCGGCAACAGCACCGACTGGTGGGATGAAAACTCCCACGCCCCGAATCGTCTCGGCCTTAAATGGCGCTTCAAAATCGCACTGGCAAACCTTAACTACATTCATCACCCAACCACTCACAAATAGGCACACCAATAACATCGGCACCAACATAATCACTGTCTTCATAATCTTCTCTCTCACTGTTAATTTATTATGGTACTAATATACCATAGTCTATCAGATTTGTACACCATTATTTTCAGACTCGAATGCTTATCTTATGAGATCAACGCACTCGCCGAAGTACTTGTCGAATACCTGAATCAAATTCTCATAATCGCTTGTCGTCATTTCAGTGACGATAGCAGCACCATCAAGGTCCATGCGTTTTGCAAAACGCTTTGCTGCTCCTATCAAACAAAAGGCATTACCCTCAGGTCCACTGAGATCAATCGTCAGCTTGGTGTTCGGATGCTCTGTTAAAATTGCCATTGCGTCTTCCCTCTTTACTTAATGTTATTAGCTACTGCAGCTTTATGGGCTGCCATATCAGCTGCCAGCAATTTTGCAACCTTCTTGGACTTAATCAAATCCAAAGTGGCTGCGACTTCTTCCTCAGTGAATTCCAGGGTAAGGAAAGCCCAAGTGCCCCGTTTCCCACCCCTGACGATGAATCCTGGTGAGCAACCGCAGCTGCATCCAGCCTTCTGTGAAAACCACACATTTTTCAGAGGAACATCGAAGTGTTCTACGAGACCGGCATAGACGATCTTATTCGTAAAGCGGGTAAGAGCGCCCCACGCCTTGGACTTAACTTTTAGTTCCCAGATCTCGTTAGCCATGAACCACTTATCGATGATGGATCGAATATCCATGTTATCATCACTGCAGGACACCATCACCTTGCAGTGATTAAAACTGCGTTCTTGATAATTCCGCTCACGCTGATCGACGTTGACTACCTTCATAACTGTTGCTCCATTAGCTTCTTTGTAACTGTAACCCTCATAGAATTATTATACCACAGATTCGTACTAAAGTACACCATTATTTTCGGTTTTCAGCACTTTTTTGCTAAGTATGGCTAGATCAGTCCTTTATGCATAGAAGCCCCTCGGGCCTTCAGGAGGCCGTTGGGGCTCTAGATCCATATAATCACCCTCAATTTGCTGAAAAGTGATCCTGAGGGTGATTAGAAGCTTGGATCAGGCTATATGTTCCTTATGTTGTGTTTGTTATTGATTGATATGATCTGCATATTCCAATCCTAAAGGGCGGATGTCAGATCTACGGAAATTTGCACGTTGAATTTCCTGAGCTGCGCGATAGCCTATTTC